TTTAACCGTGAGTCCTTGTGCTTGAGCCTCTTTCCACGTAAAGCTAATATCATTTTCGATAGTTTCTCCATGCCATTTCTTAAGGAAACGTATAGTAGTTATCTTGTCTACTACTTTACCATCCTTTTCAATACTTTCACAATCCTTTATTATCTTCCATACAATTCCTGCTCTTGCTAAAAGTGCAGCTATTGCGTGAACTGATAATGTAGGCTTGCCTTGAATGACATGCAGATTACTAAGAGAAGTCATAGGATCAAATCCTAATTCTTTTCCTTGAGTTACAGCTGCAACTACCTTTTCAGGTGTATTATAGGCTGGCGGTAACATTTTACTTTTAATAAGAGTATCAGCAAAACCCATCATATCTCCAATATCTTGGAAATCATTGAATTTAGCTACTCTTTCTTCTTTTACAGCTAATTTATTCTTGTCCATTTAGTTGTTCTTTATTTTGATTAACAAATTGTAATTCTCCAGGGTTAAAATACTCATCTACCCTGTTGTACTTTAAATTATCCACCATACTCATAATAAGACCACCTTCTCCATCTCTGTTCTTAATGAGATGCCAATAGATCATAGCAATATTTTTGTTAAGTGGATTGAGCACAGGAAGTTTCTTAGGCCCATAAGCCTGAAGATTCAGCATACATGGTTTATGTGATATAAGTACATAATCAGAGCCATGAAATACCGAGTCACTACCAAAGAGATCTTTTTTCATAGGATAATGAACTTGAGGATTGCTCACTCGTTCATTACTTTCAATATCCCTATTCAATTGGCTTAATATAACAAAGATGCATTTGATATGCTTTTTTACAGTCATACACATCTTATATAAACTTACCAATATCTCTCTTTCAGATTGACCTTGCTTTCCTTTGGTCAAAAGAGTATGATCTAAAAATATAACTGTTCCATAACCAAGTCCTTTTTTAGCTAGTTGACTTTTATGAAATCTCATTATAGTATTATACATCTCTTCAACTAATCCAGGAGTATCTACATAAAATATATCATATTGTGCAGATATTTCCCTTGCAATTTTTTGAGCTTTAGCGTAATGCTCATCGCTTAAAGCCTCTCTCGCCGAGTACAGATCTTGAACTGTCATATTCATTTTGGAAGAAATTTTCCTTCCTACTTGCTTTGGGGCAAGCATTTCAAAATTAAAACTAAGTACAGAGAATTTCTCCTCTGGATTCTTATCAAATAAACTTGTTTCAAGCTCATTACCAATTGATGATTTCCCACATCCTGACATACCAGCTATCGTAATAATAGTGTTCCAATCAATTCCTCCCATTGCAGAGTTATTAAATTTAGACCACCTAGTCATTAATGATCGCTGAAGTCCATGCCTTCTATCATCCATATACTTCATAAGATCCTTTGCAGGATCTTGTATATGTTTATAGTTGAGCCATTTTGGATTAGACAACTTTCCCACCATAATCTACAGTATTATCAGTTCTATTGTCAGACTTAAGGTCTTCCAAATAGGGAGCAAAACACTCCTCGCTTAACCAATTCTTCATGCTTTTCATCCATTTCATATCTCCATTACTATCTCTCATCTTAAGCTCATGCTTTAAAGCACGAAGAATATCTCCAGCTTTATAGCCTTTCTTTAAGAGTTTAAGATAAATGGCTTTAGAATCTTTAGCTCCTTGTTTAAGAAACATTTCCTTACCATTAGGTCGTACTACTTTAACAGGATAAGCTTTCTGAAATTCAGCAAAATCTTTTCCTTGAACATCGTTCATTAGATCCTCCATATCATCTATATCAATGAAGGGATTGTTTGCCTTTGCTACATCAAAATTATCCACAAGATTATGAATGAATTCCTTTCCTTTATCTGTTGCACTATACTCTTCAGCATTATTATATGCTATATGACCACTTTTAAGCAATGCTTGAAAGTCAGTCCAGTCTATTACATTACCAACCTTTTGGTATTCATTTAAAAGGTCTTTATCATGCACTAAACTATATACTACAAAATATCGTGAAAGATTCATTCTATTCTCATGAAGCATTTCAATAAAAGGTTTTCCAAATGCTATCATTATTTATTATTTTCCAGTTGTTCTTTAAATTCGTAATGATTAATCTCATTAACTATCTTTCTTTCTGCTTCATACTGTTCTGCTTGAATGATGAGATTATCAGCATCTAACGGAATATGGTAATCTTCAGGAAGTTTTGGGGTTGCTACTTTTGTAGCTTTAATAACATACTTACCAGGCTGTCCTCGGACAGTTTGCTTACTCATAGGGCTTACTATTTATAAAATTAAAAAATATATACCTGTCCCATTACAGGACAGATATACTTAAAACACACACACTTTTAAAAATACATTCAAGTTCATACAACTATATCATCTAATGAGTCAACCCAATGTACATTGGGATCATCTTTACAACGTTTTCTAACCCATTTGACTTCTTGTGAACCTTTTACAAAGAGATTTATATATAAGGAGATCTTCCCTTCTTGCAACCTTAATGTTCTACCTGTCCGTTGAATATTATCCAACTTCATAGAACTTCCAGCAGCACATATGCCTAGAGAACACTCTGGCACATTTAAACCTTGATTCAAGGCTTTTACAGAACTGATTACCCTCGCTTTCGTTCTGTTGTCTCCAAATCTCTGTAGAGTTTCTTCTCTCTCTTTTTTGGACATCTTAGAATGGAATGTAACACATTCATCTCCTATTCTATCCTGAAGCTTTTGAGCAAACTCAATTGATTCACTAAATACTAGGGCTTTTCTATCTACAAATTTACGTAAAATTTCATCAGTAATCACTAATTTACTGGATGCATTGTAGCATAATTTCTTACGTTTTTGCATCATAGCATAAAACATATTTGCCCACTTAGCTTGCTCCCTATCAGAAGAATTCTTCCACTTGGTAGCATTAGTAAATGCAGTCCATTGACCTCCTAATTTTACTGTGCACAATTTGAACAAGTTATCCACTCTATCATATTCTACTTTTTCTGTAGGAGTTAAAGAAACACCTAAATTATAAATAATATAAGGTGATACAAGTCCCATTCTAACAGCTGATTTCAGATCAGTTTGAGAACATACAGGAGCTATTTCTTTTAGAAACTTCCTATATTCTACATTTTCTGGAGGGGTAGCTGTTAAGCACATTAAATTATCCCAAGAATTGTTATCATAAAACTTACCATATTCCCCTGAAAGAGTAGTATGAGCTTCATCAACAACAACAATATCATAATGATTATTTGCCAGCTTATAGGCTGAATGAATGCACATTATTTCTACATCCTTAAGATAAGGTTTCATTTTCCATTTAGTAAACTCTTTGGGCCATTCATTATCCCTTAAGTTCTCATTAGGAACAATAATAAGAGCACTTCGTGTAGGTTTATCTTTAAAGACATGTTCTATTGCCATTAATCCAATCCTAGTTTTACCAAGACCTGTTGCAGCAATACAACTACCTGTTCCTCCACTCTGTACCCATGAATTTAAATGCCTTTTTTGTTCTAGTGTTTTCTCCATTGTACCAAGATCAAACTTGGTCTTTTTGAATTCTACCATAACATCATGTATTTAACTTGGCAATATTAAGTTTAATTAACAAATACCAATGAATTGCCTTCACATTAGTATTATCTGCTCTACTGAAAGCTTCCAGTAAATCATTCTTTAATACAGCATCTATAAAATGTCCAGGAAACATAAACACTCCATCTCGAGCTAATAATAATGTTTTCCCCATATTTATAATATGATCTGACTCTTTATCAGTCAAGTCATCAAAACCTTGGATAAATCTAGGACCATTTTCCCAAAAGTAATCTCTAATAATTTTATCAACAAATTGTGCCATTTTTAGATCTCTATTTTTTAGTCTTTCTTCTATTTTCATTCTTTTTAGCTTTTACTGAAGCACGAACTAATTGTTCCTGCTGAATTGTATCTACTAGTCTTTTTAAAGACTCATTATTAACAGGCCATCCTCTAGCCCGTATTTCTTCCATTGCTCTTTTCATATAACTCATACACATTTTTTAATTGATTAATAAATAGAAAGTGCAGGGAGTACCAAACAGCGTAGGTACTCCCCTTTCTGTTGTTCAGAAAGAATCTCGAAACATTAACAAACAACAGAATTATCACTTTCGTTGCACCCAAGCAACTATACCACTACCCAAAAGCACAAAAAACATAAATAATAAAGTACCTAAAACTAAAAAGATATACCATGAAAATATAATAACTCTTTTAACGGTACTTAAGATTCCTTTTTTTCCTACCTTCCTCACCATAATATCTTAATATATATTGTGCATAGACAGTGGTTACGTCTACAGTTTGGAACTTGAATTTTGTTTGACCTAAACTTTGAGCTTTATTTAAAGCCTTTTCCAGATCTTTAATAGATTCCTTAGTAATGGTAAGATTGTGAAGTCCTCCAAAACTCTTATTTGCCTGCATTCCTTTTGACATACTCTTTTACTTTATAAGGACTCACTAAATACATCCAAAACTTTCTATTAAACCAAGTTTCAAATTTATAATAATATCTAACTAACTTTATCATTGTTCTTAATTTTAAAATTAACATGATCATATACTTCAAGAGTATATGTTTGACCATTTTCATCTTTATACTTTTTATGAACAGTAGAATTAGTATCTTGAGTATTGTAATCTTTAATAAGTATAACACATCCCTTTGGACATTTGTCCACTGTAGTCATTCCGTCTTTAACTGATATATGAATAATTTTATCCATGTGATCTAAATAGA